TTTAGAAAAAAAGTTGGTTCGGTATACAATAAATTTATTTCTTGACTACATTTAAATACCCATGGTGTTATTAGTTTACAAAATAATGTATTATTTTGAAAGTCGGGCAATTGACTGTTAGGATGAACTTCTAAAATACTTTGGTTATCACTAAATTGATACTGTAAATTATTTTCCTCTAAATTAAGTGCTAAATCACACCACATTGGTAAAATAAATCCATGTTGAAATGTTTTTATAATACTAACACAGGCTTTACCTGTTGCTTGGTCCTCGGCATAACCGTTAAAACCCCAGTTAAACTTTGTACTTGGCATTTTTTTATACCAATGAGGAACAAATTCTGAAGCCCTACGGATTGGATTATATTGTGCTGCAAAATAATATTCTTCGTGTACTAAGGCGGTAATTTCAACTGGTTTTTGTTTAAACAAAAAAAACATTTAAATCCTTTCTATATATAAATTGCTAATCTAATTTACCATTACAATGTGGACAACGACGTCCTTCTTTTTTATGTTGTTTAAGAACACCTTCCCACTCTTTAATTTCTTTAATAATCCTTTTAAGTGTCCTACGACAGCGGATGGGTTTTTCTTTATCTAACTCGTCATTTAGTCTCTTTCGTTGTTGAGCAACTCTTTGTTCAAATACTGCCAAAAACCCACCTGTTGAATTACCCATTTATACCTCTAATAAATTGTTTTTAAATATTTGCCAAGCATTTTCCCAATCATACTTATTACTACCGATTTCAACATCATATCTATCTAGTGTAAGACATTCAGTAATTGCTTGTTTTAAATTGTCTCTTAAAAATCCTGTTACACCATGTTCTACTACATCAATTGGGCCTTGACATGGATATGCTGCTACTGGTGTACCACATGCCATTGCTTCTATCATAACGATTCCAAAAGTTTCCCAACGACTTGGAAAAACAAATACATCAGCATTAGCAAAATAAGTTGCCAATTCTGTACCTGTTTTAAACCCAACAAACTCAACATCAGGGTATTTACTTTCAAGTTCTTTACGATATGGGCCATCACCAACTAAAATTTTATGAGCGTGAAAATAATTTAGACTACAAAAATCATCTAAATTCTTTTCTTTACTTATCCTACTTACACATACTAAGTTTAATTTTTCTGATGACTTATTACGTAGTTTACTAGAAAAAATAGTTCTGTCAACCCCTCTAGTCCAAGAAACAAGGTTTTTTATACCCTTTTGTCTAAGTTGTTCAACCATACTTGGAGTGGTAGTCAATACTCGTCCTGTATGTTTATGGAACCATTTTATATAGCGCCAAGTAATGGACTCAGGAATTCCCAAAAGGGTTTCCAATCCTTCAGGAAATTTAGTATGATAAGCAGTATTATACCTAGTATGAGATTTTGTAAGATATTTTCTAGCCCACAAACCCACAGGACCCTCCGTGGCGATGTGGATATGATGTGGATTGATCTCCTGAATCTTCTCGCCCATTTTCCTTGGATAGGCAATCTTGACTTCGTGATAGATAGGGCAATCAAAGTAGCTGAACTCATCGGGAGTAATATAAACAAAGTTATAACCATCCCGAAGCGCATACGCCTCCAAATTTTTGTATGTTGTGACCACGCCATTAATTTGGTCTCGTATGTTGTCTGTTACTATCAATATTTTTTTCACATTTACCCTCCACTTTAAACCAAGGAAACTTAACCCAATAATTCATATTTTGTAATGCTACACTACAACTAGTTTCATCTTTAAATTGTAGTTGTATTCTACCAGGAATGTCAGTTGGGTCATATATGTTGACCACTATCAGAAACAATGTCCACATCTAACAATTCCTTTGTCCAATAAATTATTTCCCAAGTACCATCTGTATGTTCTACTAAAGCTGTACAACTTTCTACCCAGTCGCCATCATTCATATATCGTACACCTTTAATTGTTTTGATTTCAGCATGATGTATATGACCACATATAACTCCATCAAACCCACGCTTAATACAATAATCAGCCAAATTATTCTCAAATCTAAAAATGAAATCCATAGCCCGCTTGACTCTGTGCTTAAGATATTGACTAAGACTCCAATAGCCGAAGCCAAAACGGTGACGAATACGATTAAACTGGGTATTAAGTGATAAAAGTACATCATATGCTTTATCTCCAAGAAAACTTATCCATGGAGCTAATCTTGTTATTCCATCAAATAAGTCTCCGTGTACCACTAAATATTTTTTGCCATCAATGCCTTTATGTGTATATTGATTTGCGATTTTTATTTTACCAAAATTTATGTTGTAGGGTAATAATGGTCTGATGAACTCATCGTGATTACCTAATACATACACTACTTCTGTGCCCCGTTTAGCTAGACCTAATATACGGCGTATAACATTGGAATGGGTCTGTTTCCAGACCCATTTGTTTTGTTGTATCTTCCAGCCGTCTATTATATCACCTATAAGATATAACTTTGTTGAAGAATTGTGTTTTAGAAAATTTGATAAAAGTTCCGCCTTACATCCCTTCGTGCCCAAATGTACATCTGATATAAAGATAGCATGATAAACCATTTCATTAGGAGAACCTGTACTACTTAAACCGTTAAATCGTTATCGTCATCTTCAATATGACGGTCTTGAACATTTTCTTCAGTATATAATTGTTTAATTGTTATATCAACTTTTTCGTACTGAGCTAATGTTTCAAGCAAATTCTTTACTGTATCTAAAACCTGTAATTGGTCTAGACTATCATCATCTTCTAATTCCAATTTGACATCTAGATCCCAGGCACGCATTTCAAGTTTCATTTTGTGACTCCTTGTTAGTATTAAGAGCTTGTGACTCTCAACACTATTTACAAGGATATCAATTTTCTATTACTACAATTCTATGACAATTACTTAATTTGACTCCATACTTTACTACGGATATCATTTTGAAGTTTATCAGGTAAATGAACATAATCAAGTTCTTCACTTAATTTCTTACCATTCTTGAATGACCAATCAAAAAACTTTAAGACTTCCTGACTGGCCTTTTTATCAACAGGATCTTTATACATTATGATAAAACTTGCTGTAGTAACGGGCCAAGTATCTTTGCCCCCCTGATTCACAATACTCAGGCCCATTCCTGGAACTGAGAACCAATCTGCTCCCGCTGCGGCTGCTGCGAAAGTTGTATCATCTGGGGCAACAAAGTTACCGGCTTTGTTTTGTAACAGCATGAAATTCATATTGTTTTTCTTTACATAAGCGTATTCCACATAACCAATAGCACCTTTTACTCTATTGACATTAGCAGCAACACCCTCATTACCTTTTCCTCCAACTGAGCTATTAGCAGGCCATTTTACTGCTGCCCCTTTGCCAACTCGCTCTTTCCAAGCTGGACTTACTTCTGTCAAGTAGTCTGTCCAATTAAATGTAGTTCCTGAACCATCAGCACGATGAACCACTGTAATGTTTAGGTTAGGTAAGTTTTTACCAGGATTTAATGCTTGTAATTTAGCATCATTCCATTTAGTAATATCTCCCATAAATACTTCAGCCATTACTGGTCCTGTGATGCGAAGTTCGCCTGGTTTAAAACCATCAAGATTAATTACAGGAACAGTGCCACCAATGATAGCAGGAAATTGAACTTGAGCAAGTTTATCAAGGTCTTCTCCTTTAACTGGTGCGTCAGTGGCACCGAATATTACAGTTTTGGCATTAATTTGACGAATGCCGCCACTTGAACCGATACTTTGATAGTTAAGTCCTACTCCAGTCTGCTTTTGATAGGCTTCTGCCCACTTAGCATAGATAGGATAGGGGAATGTAGCGCCTGCGCCTGTAATTTGTGCTTGTGCGGTGATTGCGAAAAATGTAGTCGCAATTGCTAGTAAAAGTTTTTTCATAATTTTTCCTTTGTGTGTTTTAAATAGGGGCCGTAGCCCCTTATATTTTATACGCCTATTAGTCCGCCGTCAACCTTTGTAATTACCAAAGTTGCTGAACGAGGACGACCTGTTACGCCATAGCCAGCATTACCGGGCCATTGACTTTCAGGTGCTGTGCCTGTCCAAAATGCTGCTGTAGTATTTTCACCAGGATGTTGAACATTAACAAAAATAGCACGACCATCTGCTGACTCAGCGATACCAGTGATTTCGCAACCTGCTGGTCCAGTTAAGAACCTACGCAATTTAGTCTCACCTAGTTCAGCACCAACGAATGTGGCCTGATCTTTTGTAGCACCACTCAGTGTGTTAGTAATTGTGGTTGACTTACCATCGCCGACCTGACCTGGGATAGCTACTAGCAATTGATTATGTACCTCATCAGTATATGCTCCGTCGTCAGTTTGAATCCAGCATAGACCTGTGGCCTTGCTAAACCATAATCCGTCTGGACTGCTAAATGAATTCTTAGCAGTTAGTTTAGACACATTGCTGGCAGCATTATCTTCTTCTGAACCAAACAAGAAGATATCAAACTGAAATGACAATCCAGTAGCACTTTCCTTGAAACGGATGATGTGTCCGTTAGGATTACCTGAACCTTTCCGACCATCTGGATCAGCATAACTTCTTGGGTTGGCAGCATCAGTAGTATTAGGTGTGCGATTACTTGAACTATTGTTTGTTAGTGCGAAATAAACTTCACCATTAGCAGGATTTACTGCACCCCACTCTGGGCGATCCATTTTAGTAGCACCTACAGCATCAGCAGCCAAGCGAGTGAATACATAGACTTCTGCTTGATTGTTGAACTTGAATGTAGCGTAATTAGCGATAGCAGGATTAGTGATACTTAATTCTAACCACATACCTGTGCCATCAGCAGCGAACTTAGCCACATACAATTTTCCATCATTTAGGTATTTGTCACCAGCAGCAGTTCCGCCACCAACATCAGCAGGATCCCAAGTCTTGGTGCTAACCCACTTGTAAATGTATTCATTGCGACTATCACAGCCCATATAGAATGTCACAGGCTTTCCTGCTTCTAATCGTCCGAATACCGCAGCCTCGTGAGCAGTCCTTCCCATGGCCACTCGTTTAACAGGTGTACTGTTTGGCTGGGTAGGATCTATCTCAACGATATATCCGAAGGTCTGTGGTTCGTTACGGAAGTCGTCCTTTTCAGTGGCACCTTTGATGCTTACATCCCAACGACTAAATCTAAAATTTGTATCTGGTAAATCAGTTACAGTATGCCATCCTTGTGTATTTGATGTTGTTGCTGTCGCTGATATGGCTGTGTTACGAACACCATAACGAGCACGGGTCTGACTAATACGGGCGTCAGGAGCAACACTACCTTTTGGCATAGCAAAGTATGTGGCCCAGTTTTCTTCACAAGTTAAGAATGTTCCCCAAGGAGTATATCCTGTTCCGCAATTATTTAATGTTCCACGAGCAGTAGATCCAGTAGTGTCAAATTTTGTTGCTAACAAAGCCTTTATATTTGCTAGTTCATTAGCAGGACCTGCCACACGGGCAACAGTTTGAGCATTAATTCTACGATTAAAAGCACTATCTAATTTGTATGTCCAACCACTACTGCCTTTGTTAATTTCAACAATGCTTACACCATGATGATTAATTTCTTTTAATGATTCAAGACCCGGGCGTGTGCCCAAATCCCATTGACCGAATTGATCATATTTCTTTCCGCTCACACCATTGCTAGTTTGTCCATTTGGATGGAAAAAATGTGCGTCTGCTGAACTTTCATGGTTCATTGCCAGTAAGGCACGATCGGTCATATTTTTTGTATATTTGCCATTGGCATCAAGGTGAAAGATTTCTACTCCATCATGATGATCACCTACACGCTTTGACCAATCATCTGTTTCTGTACCTTTATTACTATAAGCAGGAATACTGCTGACCAATCTGTCACCAGTACCATGTAATACTGTATATTGATATCCAGGTGGTAATGAAACCTTATCTAATGTATTCTTTGGCACAGCTTCAAAACTTAATGCGGTTGGTCTAGTGAAAGTATCATCATCTCCACTAGCACAACCTGCTAAAGTTGCCCCTGTTGCCGCCGTTAAAAAAGCCGAACTTCCTTTTAAGAAATTTCGGCGATTAGGATTTATCAACATCTCACTAATAATTTCACTTAAATGTTTATTATTAGAGGTGTTTTCGGTCTCTGTAATCATTTGTTTTCTCCTTGTAAATGATTTCTTCTATTTACATATATAGTAGCATATTATTATTACAGAATTATTACAGAGTTAATAATTTGGAGAATAAAACTTACAATTAAACGCTATTGAAATTCTTGGTTTATTTGATTTATTTGGTAAAACAGAATGTGGAATCCAACCAGGAAATATTATAAATCTTTTGGGTTGAATAAAGTAGCTTATACTATCGTTAACAAAAGCAGCATTTGATCCTAATATTTTGTATAATGATAATTCAGAAGAATTGGGTCTATGTACTACAAGTTCGCCACTTTCTTCATTTGCTGAAACATAAAAAACAACTGCGAATGTAACATCGCCATGAGTATGTGTTAAATTATAATTATATTGATTATTTCGATTAATCCAAAAGTCATAAACTTTAATGTCGTTATGAATTTGTAATTCGTTTTTTAGGACATCTAATTTTCTATTTATAATGTCAATTAGATTATTTAAAACTGCGTTGTTACATGTTACTGCTATAATATTATCTGTTTGTTCACCGCCTATGTTTGATTTTTTAACACTTTCATTATTTTTTAAATATTGTTTACATACCTTTTTAATTTTTTTTAATTCTGTATCATCAATTTCTTCACAAAAACCTGTTACAACAGGGGTAGGGAAAATTAAATCTAATTGCATTACCATACCCAACTTACAAAACTATATCGTGTACCTTTTGTTACTAATTTAACTTCATGTGGATAAATAAAAACACTAGGAAATACAACAACTGACCCGGTTTTTAAAATAACCTCTTCATTTCCAACTATAAGGTTACCACCTTCATAATTGTCATTAAGTGCTCCCAAAACAGTTAATACAGGAATACCTCTTCTAGTACCTTCAAAAATTGATGTAATGTGATCACAATGTAGCTTCATTTCATTGTTTACCTCATATTTATTAAATCTAGGAAATGTATATCCTTGCCAAGCATGATACCAAGTATGGTAAGTTAATACACTTCCATAATATTTTTGTAAAACTGTCCAAATTTCATTTGCTAATTGTAATGCTTCAGGAGTATTCATTTTTGTAATACTTAATTCTTTATCATCACCTTGTCTATATAAATCTTGCCCTGTAGTATCATAACCTGTATTCCAAATATGTTTACTCCAAGATGCGTCAGAACTATTTAATTGTTTAATAAGTTTTTTACAAAACTTTTTTTCAAAAACATTATCAAAAACTTTAATATAATATCTTGTATCAGTTGGGACGTTAACCATTTTAAATTTCCTTTAATTCTACAGTATGCGAACTATAATGTTGGTAGTTGTCTTTATATTTAACATAGAAATCTCCAATAGCTATAATCTTTTTATGATTATTAAGATAATTTTCTAAAAAACTTGTTAGTATATTGCTCTCATGGAAACTAATTAAATACTTAATATTATTACTATCAGTAAACCAAAACTCAAAATAATTTCCTAATTTCTTTTTAACAAAAAACTTTTTAGTGAATGTAAGTTCTGTATTACCACGAATATGTTTTTCTTTTATAACAGGGGTATCATCATCAAAAAGTTTTTCTAAATCTTTATCATACTCATAAAATTGTGGTAATCTTGTTGCTAATCCTATAAATGAATCAGGAGTTTGATAACGCCCATCTACATGATGGAAGTTACCATGTAAAAACTTAGCAAGGTCTTCTCTAAACTTTGTTAATCTAATTCCCTTTAATGTTAAAAACATTAATTTTTTACTATAGTGGTCACGAATTTTATTGGCTAGGGCAATATCTAAATCATTTACGTTTTTAACAATGTGACTAGTATTAATTGTGTAATGTTTAAATTGTTTATTCAATCTATGGGCGCAACAAGATAATACTAATAAGTCAAACTCGGTTACGCTTTGTGATTCAATTTTTTGATTATCCAAATCTTCAAATAAATCTAACAATGTAGATTTGGTAGTTAATACATTTAACTTTGGAATTCTTGCCATTATATTTCCTATCGTATTGTGATGTCTTCCATGCCAGCTGTTCTCAAACGAACAATGTGGCCCAATTGCCATTGCTTACTATCTAAACCTTTCATGATACCAAGCCAACGATTACGCAATAATGCCACATCATTAACAATGGTTTCAAAATCAACAACTTCATCTTCACCATCAACATACTTTTCAGCATCACGGCTCGTCAATGCTCTATTATACGCTTCTAAATACTTTTTGAAATGTTTTTGGCGAATTTTCCGTAATTGAATATTGAGCCAGTTTAATACTGCCTCAATTTCTTGTAGTTGGTTAAAACGATGTTCAGTAATACCTGGTAAGGTCGAGATGTTTTTCTCAACATTACCAAATATTTTTACATCATTTCTTGCTGAAACTAATTCAGTTTCATAATGACTTATGAAATCAGGAATAACAGACAAGTCGCCCGTTATTTTTGTATACCAATTCACATATCACCATTCATCGTCATCAGCATAATCTTCATCATCAAATTCTTCATTTTCTTCCTGCGAAAAATATGATAATGCGTTGGCGATTTCTTTGTCTCCACGAAAATTTTCTTTGATTTCATCAGCATCATACCCACTATCAATAAGTAGATTTACTAATGTATCAGCAGCATCAACCTTGTCTGCTAATTGAATATGTTGGCGTAATGCGTCCCAAACTTCTGCTATTAAATTCAAACTCATATGATTTTTCTCTTAAGTTTTGCCTTATGACTAGGATTATTTATTCCTTTTATTGCTTCCCCTTGGTTCAAAGTTTCTCTTATAGTTCCTTTACCTGTGTCCAAATCGAACCCTTGCCATCCAGCACATTTGCCTCTTTTAGGAATCCAGCCTTCTCTTATCGCAGCTTTCATAGTATTTGAAGAAATATTTTTTGATTTACAAAATTCATCTATACTTCCATGAAATTCAAAAACTTCATTATTTGGAGAAATTAGTTTCCAATGTTTTGATTTATTATTTTCAGGTCCTTTTCTTGATCTCCATGAATCTTTTTTTAATTTACGAACATCTTTCATGGTATTACTTATTTTACTAATAACTTCATCAAATCTTGTATAGTTATTCCTTCCACCTTTATCAAGATTTATACATAAAGGATCATTTAAGGTATTTTCAGTTATATATTTTGCTTCTAACAAATTCATCTCTTCCCAAGAAAAACCAAAGTCTAAGATTTCTCTTAATAAATTTTCTTTACCTTTGGATTTCACATAATCTTTTATAATTACTCCTGATCCAAAATATAAAGGATCAAGAGTATTATGGTTTATAATTTTATGTTGTCCAATATAAAATCTACCATCAGGTAAAATTGTTTTATAAATAAAACCATATGCTTTATTGGTTCTGCTCATCAGTTATAATGCCATGTTCAATAGTATGTTGTTTTTCAAAATTTTCCATTAATTTATCTAAACAACCATTTTCATTTGATTCCCAGCCTTTTCTGAAATATTTAATAATTTCTCCATCTGGGGTTGTAAATGCCAATCTATTTCCATCTTTTGTAAGCAATCCTTTTGTTTCAGCTAAATCAACTAAACCTGAATGGGGATTCATTCCTGTGGTATATGGAATTTTAATTTGAACACTTTCAAATGGTTTCGCATATCGTGTTTTCATAACTTTACAAGCACTACGGATTCCTCTTACTTCACTTACTTTGTTTCCGTCTTCATCTTCTTTAAGTTTTAGTTTACGCATAGCTACAACAATACTACTTGCGTAAATAAAGCCTTGACCACCACTGATTTTATCATCAGGATCAAAAAGGTCCTGACTGGCATATGTATGATTAGTTGCTACTAATCCTACGTTATGACTACCAAACATATTAACACAATTTCTTACTAGTGCTGTAAGTGCCTTAGGTTTACGACCCATATCACCTTTCATGTCACCTGCTTCAAACTGGTTTACATCAGTTGGAGTTAATAACATTCCAAGACTATCAATAATGAATAATACTTTTGGTCTATCTTCTGCTGGCATGACTCTATAACCTTTCATAAATTCTGAAATAGTTTTAGCAACATCATCAATCATTGCCATATTAAGTTTTAATAGTTTTTCTTCGTTCGTATCAACGCCAAGATTGTGTAACCAATCTTCGTCCAATGCGTTTTCAGTGTCAACCAATACGACAAAAATACCTTGTTGTTGTGCGTGACGGACGAGGTTTCCCGCACAGATATAACTTTTTCCTGATCCTGACTCTCCGGCAAAGACAGTAACTTTACCAAGAGGTACCCCTTTATTAAAATCACCACTAATGAGATAATTGAGGGCGTGATTGCCTGTAGATATCCAATCAGTTGGATCATTAAATCCGATACTAAGTCCTTCAATGGATTTAGTAATGTCCTTTCTAAATTTGCTAACATCAAATGGTTTCCCCAAGGGACTCTCCTTATTTGTTTAATACTTTCATATAAAGTTTATCAGAATAGCTGATTTTATCAAGTAGTTCTGGACAACCATCAGCAATACGATCCAAATCATAATCATTAGGATAATGACGTAATGCTGCTCTTGCCCTATCTCTAATCAAACTTGGTACACGTGGTGTGCGACCTGGATCACATAGTTCTTCTAATAACTTTTTACCTTGTTTTAATGCCCTGTATCTTTCGTCTGGCAATGTCATGGTTTTCTCCTATATTGGGAGGTATTACCCTCCCAATAATTACCTTAGGCTGACTTGTTTTGACGGCTGCGGATCATTGCTAAAATGTCTTGAGCCTTATCACTTGACGTTGACTTTGGTAAGGTAACTGGTTGACTTGCTTCAGTTTCTTCTTCTTCCCAAGGAGCTGTTTCTTCTTTAGCTACAGTTGCTTTAACTGCTTCTTTTTTACTAACAGGAACACTTACTTTTTTAGTTAAAGTTTCTGAATCACTATCACCAGTTTGTTGTGGAGCATCTACTCCAAATGGACGATAGTATTGTCCCCAACGTTCAGTATCATAAGGTTCGCCTTCTACACTGGCTTCAAACAATTCCTTAATGATTTTTAGTTCTGCTTCGCTAGGACGCTTTGGCAAAAAGTCTGCTAAATTAAACAAACCATGTGCTTCAATTGCTGCTTGTTCTGCCTCAGTTAATGGACTTTCTTTACGTGCCCAGTTTGAAGTAGAATAATCAGCATAACCACCTTTACTTGTTTTCTTAATATTAAAATCAAGACCACGAACAAAATCAGTAGGTAGTTCTTCCATTTCAGGATCCATTAAGCTGGACTTAATGATTGTAAAGATTTGTGGACTAATGACAAGTCTACGAATAGGGTTAGCTGGAGTTTTGTCATCACCAATTGGGTTTTGACGAACAAAAGCTTGGAATAGATAACTGCGTTTCTTCCAATACTTATTAGCCATTTCTTTTAGAGTTTCATCTTTATACCAAGGACGAACCTCAGTTAATACTGGACAAACATCACCATACATTTCAGCACAAGGAACTTGTACGTGAATTTGTTTAACATTAGGATCACCTTTCAATCCATTGAATGGTAGTTTGATGATTTGTCGTTCTACCCAAAAGAAAGTGTTATTGTTGTCTGCGTCAGGCAAAAAGCGGACTGTAGTAGTTGTGCCTTCTTCTGCGTTCCAGTGGGGATATATTGATGTATCGGTCGTAGTTTGACCTTTTTGTGTTTTGTTTTCTTGCGCTGCGATTCTTGCTCTTATTTCACTTAGGCTTGCCATTTTATTTTCTCCTTATAAAAATTGAGATGGTCTCTATGTTTACTATTCGTCACATGCCACTGTGACTAACATAGCGTAAGTATTACATACTTACTGCGCTATGTCAATATATTTATGCCTGTTATGGGAAAATTAATTAATTTTATCTAATTTTGCTAATTTATTTTTTTGTCTTGTTGCGATTCGTTTGGCGATTGATTCAGGCGTATTAGCATTGGATTTATTGGCTAGCCTTGTTGCTCTTATTTTTTGTTTTATAATTGGGTCACTATTTAAAGTTCCATTTTGTTTCTTAGTATTAATTCTTTTTTCAATTGATTCAGGAGTATTAGAATTGGATTTATTTTTTCGTTTTGTTTCTTTTTGTTTGGCTATAGCTTCATAATTAATGACCGTGCCCAAACTTCCTTCACCTCCATCTGTTTTATTTCTTAATATACCTGTATTATTATCTTTTCTTCCATACCATTTTATCATTTTTCTCTCTAACGCATAAGCCCAAAGTTCAAGTAAATTATAAGATATGATTATAATTTTAGTTTTATCTTTAGGAAGATTTACTGAATGGTCAGTGTGCCATGCTCTAATGTCTTTTCCTTTTCCAATATAATAAGGAGTATTATCTTCTCTTAAGTAGGCATAGACATAAAAGCCAGGTGGAGGGCATTTTCTACTAAATATCATTGCTGTGATTCCTTTCAATCATAGAGTAGTTGGGGATTGCCGTCCCGCGAACTACATTTTTATTTAGTCCGATTATCCCAAATGTGGTGAACCGCACTTTTTTGTGCGGTTTTGGGAGAATTACTTTCTAATAATTCTTAGTATAGCATTGAGGTCTTCCTGCCCCTCTTTTACATCTTTTTTATGTGCCTTATCCATTGCCTTGTCTAATACCCTTTCGGCATCTTTGGCAGCATCTTTGGCTTTGACTGGCTTTACAGATTTTTCAGGACCTTTACCCGAGTCTTCATCGCCTCTGTGACCGTTATAACCTTGAGAGTCCATTTCAGATAAGTTGTCTCTTAACATTTTTATAAGATCAGGAGTAGTCTTATCTTTAAATACATCTGGTGATAAACTAGGATTTCTTTTTAATAAATGCTTAATAGTATTAAGTCTAATTTTATCAGTTTGTGAATCAGGTTGTGTATCTTTATCAAGCCTATCAGTCGATGGTAGTTCACCACCTAAACTAAACATCTTATCCAAATCGTTTATTTCATCAACTTTTTTTTTACTATTATCTTCTTTATCCGTAGGTTCTTTTTCTCTATTTTCTCTATCCTGCATACGCTTTAGGTCTGCTAAATCACGCAATCTTTCCAAATGTCCTTCATAATCATCAGGATCATCTAAATGGTCATTCCAGCCTTCCGCCACACCTTGCTGTTTAGGTTCTTTCGGTTCAAACTTTGTGGGACCATAGTCAGTGTAGCCCACAGCAGTTTTGGTACCCTTAGGGCACTTGCCTCTCTGAT